AAAAAATATTTAAATGAAGAAAAAAATCAAGAGATATACACTTCTTTCATGGAGTCGATTGTTAAGTTTGTAGGGGATTCTGGAGATTTGTTTGAAGCGATAAAAAGCAAATATAAAGAGATAGTTTCCACTGTTTTTGATGAGGAAGAAAACTTAACTTTTGAGAAATATATAAGGATGAATAGATATTATGCCAATTCAAATTAAGAAAATAGAGTCTACCAAGAAGGCGACACTTGGTGAAATAGTTGAGGTTCGTGATTACTGGTTTTCTGGTGATATGGAACCGATAGGTGTTTTATACGGTTGCTTTTCTCCTTTCACAGGTCGTTATGGTCATGCGAGGATGATTGAGGAGGGTAAAAAGCAGGGAATAAATAAATTTATTATATTATTTCCAAATAAAAAGGCAGTATTAGATTCTGATAGGAATATGTTTACACTTGAGCAGAAGTTAAGTATAGCAAATGCTGGTGCGAAGGACTTGGGTTATGATATTTTAGAGGCGTTTATTGGTACTGAGAATTTTTTCTTGAGTGAGTTGTTGGCATTGGCGGAGCGTTATGAAAACAATCGTATAGTGATGATTTGTGGTAATGATAGGTATAAAGAATACAAAAAATTCATGAATGACTATGATAAAAATCGAGTTCAGTTGCCTGTTGATGATAATTCGATTGGGAAGTTTGAATTGATCGGTTTACATTCTCGTGGAACTCGGAATGTGTCTGGAACTGCTGTTCGTGAGGCGATAAGAAATAATGATAAAGAGTCTTTTCTTGAGATGACTGATTATAGTGAAAAAATGTGGGATATGGTTCGTGAGTATGTTATAAAAAATGGAGTTATAACAGAGATGTTTTTGAAAAATACTCCAGATAGTTTTATGGACTTTTATAAAACTAAAAACCTTGTTAGGAAAATGTTAAGAGAAAACGGTTCTACGAAGCGTGTTGGTATAAAGCATCTTTATAATCCAAAGAATCCCATGCAAATTAAACCTTTAGAGTTTATTGATTTACTTAGTGTTATTAAAAAGTCAGGTTCGGTTTTGGAGAATGGTGTTAATTTTGAAATAACTGAAAAAATCGATGGTGCTGGTTTTAGAATGGGTATAGATGAGAATGGATTTTACATTGAGCAGTCTTATAGTGGAAGAATTTATGATACTGCTTTCTTAGCTGATAAATATACCACAGAAACTGGTGGAATGAAGCGTTTGGGTAGCGGTTGGATTCATGCTTTTGAGATTCTTCAGCGGAGTAGAAAACTTCAGACAGTTTTGCGTGATATATATGAGAAGCATGGTTCTTTTAAGGTTATTGGTGAAATTTTAATAAACAAATTAGGTTTAAGTCGTCAGCGTGGTGTTATAAAGTTTAGTGGGATAAATTATCTCACTAAAAACTTAGGAAAGGACTTGACGATTGTTGTTTTTGATATAATAGATGATTCTGGTTCTGGAATTCCAAACAAAGAGAGTTTAATAAAAACTCTTATAAAAGATGCGTCTACTCAGTCTGTTAAATTTGATGATGTTAGTATAAACTCTGAGCAAAAGATAGTATTAAACCTTCGAGGTGCTGTTCAGGAGGCGGAGGAGATTATCTCTATATTGGGTGATGCTTTAGAATCGCAGGGTTTGGGTACTATTGAGAGTATATTGAGTGATAAGTCTAGAAAGCGTGATGCTTTGGAGTTGCGTAGGTATGTTTCCTCGGAGGTTGAGCGTGCTCAGTTTGTTATAAATAAAAAGATTGAGGAAGAGTTGGGTGACTTTAAGGGTAAGTGGGGTAATGAGTACGAGGGTGTTGTTATAAAATTCTCGGATGGGTCTTTGGTTAAAATAACTTCTGAGACTTTTAAGGAACACATGCGAACCAAAGATGAAGAGTTGCAGAATTGGATTATGGGTGAGATTTAATTTACAAACGAGGGTTATTATAAAATGAAGAGAAGAAAAATCGGTTTATATGAGCGTTTCAAAACAAAAATGTCTGAGCGTTTGGGTGTTGGTCGATTGGATGAGAATCGAGGTCTTGCTTATGAGAGAGAGTTTATAGATGAATTTAATTTCTATTTAGAAACGGGAAAAGAAACTATGACGGTCTCTTCTATTTTGGATATAATAGGTCGTGAAGATAGTGTTATTGAAGTTTTAGAAGAGGGGAGTGCGAATAAAAAACGATATTTAGATATAGTGAGTGATAAAAATGTCATTGTTGGTAGTAAAGATTCCAGTGATAAATTTAACATCGGTGAAATTATAACTGATGTGACTTTAGTTTTGGAGAGTGGCAAAAGAGAGTATATTTCGTTAAAATGGGGTGGAACCGTTTCTTATATTAACTTAGGTATTCGTGGTTTGGCATCTTCTCCAATTTTATCCAAGTCTGAAGTTGAGAGTGGTTTTATTGAGTCAAAAAGAGGTCAGGATTTCCTTAAATTTCTTCACATTGATAATGAACGATATTGTGAAACCTTTAATGGATATATTCCTGTTGGTAAAAACTTAAGGGTTACAAATAAAGTTGAGTATAATTATGAAAATGTAACTTCGGAGTATCAAAATAAGGGAATTATGGACTTTTTAAACTCTGCTATTGGTCATGGATATATTTATGTACACAAAGTTGGAAGTGGTGCAAAAATTGAAGACAGACGGAGTCCAAGTAATGTTATTAAAAGTATAAACTCTGCTCATGTAAAATTTCCTCCAGTTGGTGATGCGAAGCGTATAGAAATAGAGGTTAGAACGGATAGAGAGGATGTTAAGATGATTTTTAGAAGCAAAAATGGGGATATTGTTCCTACTCACATGTTAATTGAACCTTTGCGGTCTTAAAATCGTCAAAAATCCAATAAAAATAGAGAATTTCTCAAGAAAAGCACCTTTTTGGTGTTTTTTTATTCAAATTGCCCTTGACAATAGTACTTTATTTACTATATTTATTATACAAACTTAAACGAGGTTAAAAATGAGTTATTTAGAAAAAATAAAAATAATCAGTACACAAATGGACAAAAATTATGTATATTTGAAGATGGTGGTATTGAAGGCAAAACATATTTTGAGGATAGTGAAGGTGTATGTTACATTTTCAATAAACAAAGAGAGTGTGTTTTGAAGTTTGAAAAACAAAGGAAATAATATTCATGGAATTTTATTGAGTATGATGGTAGAAACTAAATACAATAGAACATATACAGATGCTTGGGATTTTAGGACAAGTGACACTAAAGAATACACTCATTCTTATCACAATTACCCAGCGATGATGATTCCTCAAATTGCAAGAAAGTTAATTGAGGATTATGCACCAAAAGGCAAACTTGAACTAATTTTTGACCCATATATGGGTTCTGGAACTACTTTAGTTGAGTCAAAATTAAAAGGCATTAATTCTATTGGTACAGATTTAAATCCATTAGCTAGACTAATATCAAAAACGAAAACTACAAATTTTGATATTAATGAAATTGAGAATAAAATTCAATTATTGAATTCTCAAATAAAAAATTATAAAGGAAGTACAAAAGTTAATTTAGAACACATTACAAATGTGGACTTTTGGTATAGTCCAGAAAACACTTCTGAACTAAATTATTTAACTCAAATTATAAACCAGTTTTCAACAGACATAAAAGATTTTTTTCTATTAGCTCTTTCAGAATGTGTAAGGGAAGTTTCGTATACAAGAAATGGTGAATTCAAGAGATATCGAATGGCTAAAGAAAAAATACCTTCATTTAAACCGAATACTTTTAAATTATTCATCGATAAACTTGAAAGGAATAAAAAAGGGTTAATTGAATTTAATAAAAAACAAAACAGCTCATCTGCAATTGTATCTTCTTTTAATACAGTTTTCGGAATTCCAAGTGAGGAAATAAAAGAAGGTTCAGTTGATTTAGTTGTAACATCACCACCTTATGGTGATTCCAGAACTACAGTCGCTTATGGGCAATTTTCTAGATGGGCAAACGAATGGTTCAAATTTGAAAATGCAAAGACTCTTGATAAGATTTTAATGGGTGGAAGTAAAATTAAAGAGTTTAGCTTACAAACAAATTCAATATCAAAAGAACTAAAATCAATTAAAGAAGCTGACGAAAAAAGATATTACGAAGTTTTATCCTTTTTAGATGACTATTATAAATCGATTTGTAATGTTTCTAAAGTAATTAGAATTGGTGGTAGAATTTGCTACGTTGTAGGAAATAGAAATGTAAAAGGAGTTCAAATTCCATTGGACTATTTCACTATCGAAACATTTGAGAGAAATGGATTTAAGCATCTAGATACATTCGTGAGAAGTATTCCAAATAAGCGAATGCCGAATAAAATAAGTCCAACAAATAAAAAAGGAGTTAATGTTACAACAATGGTAAATGAATTTATTATTGTAATGGAAAAACAAAAGCAAGTTGCCAACAACGTATATAAAAAATAGCGGTTTAATCGCTTAAACAAAAGAAAATTAATAAATTAGAGGTCATTGCAAAACCGAAAAATTAGTGCATAAAATCCACTAGATGATATAAAGAAAAGAGGTTAAAAATGGGTTATATGAAAATTCCTAATCTATATAAAGAAAAAGAAATAATGGGAAAAGCACATGGAGTGTTATGCTATGGAAAAAATTCATGGTACAAGCACAAATATTCAATATCACCACGATAAAAAGGAATTGAAGTTTTTTGCAGGCGGTTGCAAGCACGAGACTTTTGTAAATATCTTTAACCAAGAGAAGCTATTAGAAAAATAGACTTATTAGGTATAGACGAAGATTTCATTATTTATGGTGAAGGGTATGGTGGAAAATGTCAAAGAATGTCAGCTACTTATGGAAAAGAATTGAAGTTTGTTGCTTTTGATGTATTTGTAGGTGGTAGGTTTTTGAATGTACCTGATGCAGAGAGGATTGTTAAATTTTTAGGATTGGAGTTTGTAGATTATGTAAAAACTACTACAGACATTGAATCGCTAGACAAAGAAAAAACAAAACACTCTATTCAGGCGATTAGGAATGGACTTGGAGAGGGTAAAGAGAGAGAAGGGATTGTTATTAGACCATTAGTTGAGTCTTTGGATAGATTTGGAAAAAGACTTATAGTAAAACATAAGAACGATTCTTTCAGAGAGACAAGGACACCAAGGTTCACTACCGAACAATTGAAGGTGTTTGAGGATGCTAAAGAGATTGCTGAGGAGTGGGTAACTCAAATGCGTCTTGAACATATTTTAGATAAGATGCCAAAAGATTTGGAGATGAGGGATATTCCAACAATTCAAAACAAAATGTTAGAGGATGTTTATCTAGAAGCAGAAGGTGAAATTGTTCATTCCAGAGAAGCAACAAAAGCGATAAAAAACAAAACAGCAAACTTGTTTAAAGAATATATTAAAAAGGGATTAAACAATTAATATTAATGGAAGGATAAAAATATGAAAAATATATCTAGTTTACCATTTTTCATAATGCTTTTTTATAATACATTAGTAGGATTACAAATAGTTAAGATGGAATATTTATACCTATCTGCGATTGGTTTCTCCTATTTTGTTATTTTTCAGTTTTTGTTTTTTGAGATGTGTTTACAAACCAAAGATGGTTTAATTGATAAGATTGGAGAGTCATTAAACAAGACAGCGATATATGGTTATCCCTCAGCGGTTGTTGTTATTATTTCATATTATTTAGTACTACATTTAAGTTTAGTTGATTGTAGTGGGTTGCATATATTCTTAAAATATGTAATATTGGGTTCGCTTCCCTTTTATATATTAACTAGTATGATGGTTTTAATGATTCCAGACAAGGATTAAATAATTTTAAGGAGTTTTCATGGGTTTTGATTTTATAATTACAAATCCTCCGTATAATAAGACTTTATATTTAGATATTTTGGAGTATTTGATAAAGAATGATAAGAATTGTGAGATAGTAAGTGTGAATCCCAGTCAGCATTTGACTGATGTGTTGGCGTCTCGTGGTTATAAGGTTGGGAGTACTTTTTCTAAATATGAAAACTCGGTTTATAGACACATTAAAGATGCCTTATATTTTGATACAGAAGAGTTTAACAGACGGTTTGATATTAATTACTCTGGCAATGGTGCGATATATTATATTATTCCAAATAAGACTTTTGAAAAGTATAAAACGGCATTTCAGGACATGAATAAGCATGGAGAGATTGTTTATTCTGTTTTGTCTAGAATTGTAAAAAAGGTTTTCGATGGTGATGTTGTATATAACCATTACAAACCATTTATATCTGGTAATTTAGTTGCGATGGGAGAGATAAACTCTGGGTATATTAGTGGTGAGTTGCTTTCTGATATTCACAAGCGTGTTTACTCCTCTAAGGATGAATTTTTGAAGAATTATAGAGGGTTGAATAAAGAGGACAAAATAGATACTCCAAGAAACTTCGTCTGCTTCAAAACTTTAAAAGAGGCACAAAATTTCATTGAGTTTTTAGATTCTGATTTTATCAAATTTTACACGCGAGGGATACAAATTGATGTCCATCCAATGTTTAAATTTATTCCTTTATTAGATATGAGTGAAAAGTGGTCAAACGAGAGATTATGTGAATATTATAATGTTTCTGAGGAAGAGTTTAAATTATGTTTAGAATGGTTTAAGAGTTAAAAAAGAGTTTTTTTATTATAATATTTGAACCAAATCATCCATTTGTCGTGGATGGTTTTTCACATTTGCTTCAATTCTACTCTAATTTCAAACACAGGGGCGACTTTTAGGGGATATAACACATGAAACCTATAAACATCAGCGAGTGAAATAAAAGGACTTAGCGAGGCACACAGGGCAAACTTGACAAAATTAAATTATATACTATATTTACAGTATACGAATTTTATCCCAAGGAGAATCAAGATGGATAATGAAAAACATCTAACAAATTCAAAACAAGTTAAAGGAACAGTTTTCACTATTATTGGTGTTCCTTTAAAAGTACTTAAAAAGGTAAAGGATATTTTACTTTATATAATATTAGCTTTATTATCGGTTGTGTGTACTCTTTTTGTGGGAATATATTATTTTGTTTTATTCTTACTTACATTACTCGCTTTAATTATTGTGGTTTTTTTATATTTGTTGTTTATTTAAAAGGAAAAACTATGAATGTTCAAACAGAGTTGTGGAATGCGTTTAATGATATAAAATTTGACGAGGAGAGTCATACTTACACGGATTCCAAGGGAACTAATTATACTTCTGCTACCAAGTGGAAGAATAGATTTCTTCCAAAGATAGATTGGGTGGCGATTGCAAAAGAGTCTGCAGAAAAGACGGGAGAGGATTATAGGGATGTTCAGAAGCGTTGGAAGCAGGCAGGTGATTATGCTTCCACTTTGGGAACTGAGGTACATTTATTCATGGAAAATTTATGGTTAAAAAAGAATTATAAATTTAATAACTCTTTAGATAAAAAGTTTCCAGAAATGCGTTCAGATTTTGAGTTTAGGAAGGAGCGATGTATAAAGATTTTCAATTCTTTAAAGAATTGTGTGGTACCGATAGCTACGGAGTTGGTTATAAATGATTCTGAGTTTGGGATTTGTGGTACTGTGGACTTTCTTGGATATAACCAAAACACGAAAGAGTTTTATATATTTGATTGGAAGACTAGTAAGAAATTTGAGACTGAGAGTTTTTTCAGTAAAGAACTTTTAGAACCTTTTACTCATTTGAGGAATGTTAATACTGTGGAGTATAGTTTACAGTTATCTTTGTATAAATATATTATAGAGAAACATACAAATATAAAAATAAGCAAATTAACATTATTTCAAATTCCAAATAAAGACTCTTGTTTTTCGAGTGTGCATGAATGTTTAGATTTGAGTAATGATATAAAAAGATATTTGGAGAATAACTCTTAAAGGTCTTATAAAAACTAACTATTAATAAAAAATAATACTATATTTTACTTAGTATGTTTTTTATAAAGAAGGTATAAAATGTCTTTAGAAAATTTTGTGGATTACAAGGAAGAGATTCCAGAAAAGGTATTATTGGTGGATACTAATAATTTAAGTATGCGGTGTTTGTTTGCGATAAAATATGACCCTACTGATATTGGGTTTGTGGATTACAAGCAAGCGTTTTTAACTACACTTCGGAGTTATATAAACCGTTTGAGACCTGATAAAATTATATTTTGTCAGGAGGGTTATGATAACTGGAGGCGTGATTACTTTCCAGATTACAAACAGCATCGTGAAAAAGATAGGAAGGCGAGTTATGTAAACTTTGACGAGTTTTTCAAAATGAATAATGTATTTATGGAGACCTTGGAGGAAATTTTCAAAAATGCTTTATTTTTAAGAATAAACAAACTTGAAGCGGATGACTTAATTGCTTTGATAACTAGATATAAGAAGTCTTGGGATATTACGATTGTGTCTACAGACCGAGACTTCCATCAGTTGTATAAATATCCAAATTTCAAACAGTTCAATCCTACAAAGAAGCAGTTTGTGGAAGTTTTGTCGCCTGAGATTGATTTATTAGTAAAGATTGTTATTGGTGACAAGGATGAGGCACCACAATTAAAAGCGAAGGTTGGGTTGAAGACTGCTGAGAGAATTATTCGTAATGGGGAATTGGAGCAGTGGTTAAAGAAGCACAATTTACAAGAGAAGTTTGATAGGAATAGGATATTAATTTCCTTTGACCAAATACCTGAGAAGTATCATCAGCGTGTTGTAGACGCTGTTGATAAATGGAAACAGGGAACCTTTGACGGTCGGAAGTTTTATGACTTAGTTATGAAAGATGGACTTGGAGGAACCTTTGAAAACATCAATGACTTTTGTGTTGATTTTTCTAGTGTTGGTCTTGGTTGTAAACAGAAGGAATGTTAGAATATCAATAAAACAGAATTATGTGAATGTGTTAAAAAAATTCACACGATTTTAATTAAAGTTTTTTATATTTTGTTTTAATAGAGGGTAGAAAATTAACAATTCAGTTATAAGGAAAAGAAATGAAAGGATATAATAAAGAAAAGTGTTTAGAATACATGTTCAATCTACAGGAGAACCTACAGAATTTATTAGGTGAGAAGCGTGGAATTCTATTACCCAGAGAGTGGGATGTTTTGGATAACACTGTTGTACCAATGGAAAAGTCTGTGGAAATTCATACAAAGATGTCTCGTGAGTCTGGGTATTACATGATGTCTACGGTTACGGAGTTATTTGAATTTTATGAAGCAATTCACTCTCAAAATACCAATGCTGAATATAGGAATTTGGATGATGCGAGGTTTGAATTAATTGATGCTTGGCATTTTTTGATTGCTCAGATGTTATATTTAAACATTCGACCTACGAAGACTTTAGATGAATATATGAAGCATGCATTTGTTGGTAATGAAGAATTTACCTTGAGCGGTTTAGTTGGTTCTTTAACAATAAGTCTTGGTGAGTTGTATCAGAATACTTCTTATAAACATTGGAAAACATACACAGAACCAAAGGAAGACAAAAAGGTTTTAACAGAGATTGCTGATAAAATATTTATGCAGTTTTGTAGATTGTATGTTCTTTTAGATATGACTGCTGAAGATGTTTGGAAGTTTTATTATATGAAGAACGAAGAGAATATTAAAAGACAAGCTAAAAATGGAATTTATGAAAAGTAAAAACAAACAATTAATCAATAAACAAATAAATGGAGAAATAATAAATGATTAAACAAATTAAACACGAACACAGTTTTATCTCTTTAATGACTGAGTTGGCAAACATTAATCCTCAGCTGATTTTCAATAATGAGGATGGTTTGGTTTCCACAAAAGCAATGGAGAATCAGGAGAAGAGTATTTGTTACTTTTTAAATGCTCCGATTGATTACTTTGGTTTTGAGAGTGAAAGTTTGGCAGTGATTGACTTCAAGCGGTTGGTGAGTTATTATAACACTTTTACCACAGCTGGAAAAACAGAAACTGAGGACTTACCTACTTTATCTGTGGAGTATAATAATGACAATGCTGTTATTATGTATATTAAATCTGATAAAACCAAGTCGAGTTTTAAGCATCGCTTGGCATCTGAGGATGTTATTGTTAAACCACGATTTAATAAAATCAAATTCAAGAGTGTTGATGCCAAGTTAGTTTTAACTGAAGACCAAGTTGTAGAGATTGACAAGATGATGCGTTTAACTTCTGCGGATAGAATTAAATGGGGTTATGAAGGTGACACTTGTAATTTGACTTTATTTAACACTCGTACCAATGATACTTGGGAGAATAAGTATCTTTTGTCTGAGGAGGCATCGAAGACTTTTGAGATGACTACAATGGCGAAGGGATTTGGTTTTCTTCCTACGGGAGGGTACAATATTGAAGTGAGTGTGGAGGGTATCATGTCTTTTGAGCAAAAAAGAGAAGATGATATTTCTTTAGTATTGTATATTGCAAAAACAGGAGGTTAATCGAATCTCGTTTCTCAAAGAAGGTGTATTTATACACCTTCTTATTTTTTATAAATATTTCATGAGGTGGACTATGACTTTTCTTGATGATGTTATGAAAGATAAATTAACTAAAGAGCAAATAGAAAAAATAAATAAAGAAGAGTATTTTCGTGAGGTTTATGATAAACTTCGAATTGTTGGATATGAGATTGAATTTATTTTTAATTATTTAAGTACAAACACAAAAGAAGAGGTTGAGAGTACCTTAAATGATTTAATAAATAAAGCGAGAAAGACTTTAGATGCCATTGATAGATATAATCGTGATGAGAATGGGTTTTTAATATAAATAAGACATCGATGCCGTTGTGGGGGTGTTATTTATGTTTAGGAAATTTTTAGAAGACCAGAAAGAAGAGATGTTAAAGCACAAGTGGATTGAGTCAGAGCATGCTGGGTGTGACTTGGGTGATGCTGTGATACTCGAGTGGATTAGGAAATATGCAAAAGAGTTCAGAGAATGTTGGGAATCTAAGTTTGGAAAACTGAAGTGAGGTTAAAATTTTGTTAAGTAATAATATTGGAGAGTTTCTTCCCAAAGAGGATTCTTTTGAGAATTTTTCACATGAATATTATATAAGTAGTATTCGAGAGTTTGCTAAGAGTGTTGGGATGCGTTTACAGGAACCTGACACTGCTTGTAGAAGGTGTAATGGTCGTGGTTATATTTTGAGGAGGCGTTCTCCGTTAAAAACTTTAACTACACCTGATGGAATTATTAAAACCGATGAATTTGGTAAATCTTTATATGAGATGGAACCTTTAATTTGTAGTTGTATAGTTGTCAAAGATTCTTCTGACAAAATAGATATTGGAGAATTTGAGACAAAACCACTAAATAGAAAAGAGAGAAGGGTTAGGAAATAATGATATTTCCTAATGGAATTTTAGAATAATTTATTAAATTTTAATCGAACAATAATTTAGGAGTTGATATTTATGGCAAAGAAAGAAATGAGTTCTCTATGGGTTGAGAAGTTCAGACCAAGAAAAATAAAAGATATGATTTTACCAAAAGAGTTTATTACTTTTTTCAATAAAATTGTTGAGAGTGGTGAGGTTCCAAACTTATTATTAAGTTCTCCCACCCCTGGAACTGGTAAAACTAGTATTGCCAAGGCGATAGTGAATGATTTAGGTTCGGAGTATTTATATATTAATGCGTCGAGTGAGAATAGTATTGATGTTATAAGGAATCAGATTGCTGGTTTTGCACAAACAATGAGTTTCACCACAGGGAAGAAAGTTGTTATATTGGATGAGGCGGATGGATTGACTCCTCAGTTTCAAAATGCTCTTCGTGCTTACATGGAAGAGTTTGAGAAGAATTGTAGGTTTATTTTAACTTGTAATTATATTCACAAAATTATTCCAGCGTTGAAGCAAGGTCGAACTATGGTTTTTGATTTTAACATGTCAAAATATAGAGATGAATTAACTTCTAAAATAACCTTTCGAGTTGAGAATATATTAAAATTTGAAGAGATAGAATTCACCGAGGGAGTTGTTGCTCGTTTAGTTGAGCGTTTATTTCCAAGTATAAGAACGGTGATAGCTACGGTTCAGCAATATGTTCAGACTCATGGTGTTTTAGATGATGGTGTAATTCATGAGGTTACCACGGATTCTACTATTGCGGACTTCTTATTGGATAAAAAACCAAATGTAACTGGTGCAAGAAATTATATAGAGCAGAAGGGAATGAGTTACACAGATGTTTTTAGAAATTTAATGGATACTTTTGTGGAGCGTTGTGCTCAGAAAGCACCTGCGATAATGACACTTGCTGATTATGAATATAGGTGTGCTTTTAGTGCAGACCCCTCCTTACAAATTGCTTCTTGTTTAATTGAGTTGTTAAAATATAGGAAGTAAGACCTTGAAGAAGATTAATTTTGAAACTTTCATGTTGGAGTATAAACATGGTTTGTATATATTTTCTGGAGATGCTTGTCAGTTGTGTAAAGACTATGAGGAGAGTTTAAATTATATAAAATCGCCTTATTTGGTGTCTGTGGAGGTTGTGACTGATGAGGAGATTCAGATATTAGAATCTTTAACAAACCGAAGTGTGTTTCCAATGAGTGTAGGTTACAAAGATAATAAACTTGAATTTGTTAGAATTGGATTTGAGAAAGACTTACAGATGTCTGAGGTGTTACTTCCGTTTTTAGAATCGTTTCCAAATATTCCTCTTACTCAGGAGGAGATAGAGCGTCGTATTTCTGAATCAAAAAAGACATGTAAGATTGTTTTTTATATATTTTCTGAGGATATTGAGTTTGAGGATAAGATGTCTTGGTATCACAAAAAATGTTTTAATTTTAATGAATTACCAATATTAGTTTCGTCTACTGGTGTTGACTTAGAAATGGAAGAGCAACGTCTGAAGTTGTTTGATGATGAGATGGGTGGTAGGGAGTTAATTGTTTTTTCAAATTCTGATGGTATTATTGATGTTGGTGACTTTGAGAGAATGTTTATTAAAGCATGGATGGATAAAAACACCAGTGGAAATTCTTTTGAAATTCGGAATATAAATCTTTTATCCCGATAAATTTCGGAATAAAATTAAATTATAAAGAGGAAATATGTTTGGAGAAGAGACACAAAAGGTTACAGAGGAAGAGAAAGTTAAGTCAGTTGGGTTGTTTGATATCCTTGGGATGATTGAAGGTGAAAAAATAGAATGGAAGTTATTACCAGCTGAGTTTCACAAGGCATACTCACAGTTCATGGTTAATCGTTTTATATCCAGCAAGGATGTTTATGTTAATATAGCTGAGAAACTCTCCACGATGCGTATAAGTGATGAACACCATTACACTATTGTTTGTGCTGTGGTTATGGGTAATCGCAAACATTATTTTAATTATAAATCTTATAAAAAGGAAAAGGTGTCAAAGGAAGAAGGATTATTAATATTTGCTCTTTCGAAGGAATATGAGATAGGAAAACGGGAAGCAAAAACTTATATAAATACAATAAGTACTGAGGAAAGAAATAGACTATTATTAAAATGGAAGGATTTATATGATTTGGAGAAACAATGAAAAAATTTAGAGATTTTGTAATGACTGAGGCAAGGATAAGTTCTGGTAATTTGAGTTCTGCTTCTCAGAAAATTGTAAATTATTTGTCAAAAAAGATGAATCTTGAGTATTTGTCTATTGAGGAGCAGTTGTATTCAAATACTTCTGGGAATTTTAAGGGTTATTTATATATTGACAAATCGGGTAAAAAGGCAGTTCGTATAAATTGGGAAGGTACTAAATTTCATTCTATAAATTTCTGGAGTGATTATTCAAAAGAGATATCTCCTCCGTTTGAAATTTTCACTTCTGATGTTGAACCTTCCAATCCTACTTTTACGAGATTACTTCCCAAAATCGCAGAAATGATAGTTAGTGGGATGGTAGAGAGTGAGGATTATGAGGGTGATGAATTAAATGAAAACTGGAAATATGATGGTCGTGATTTCAATACAAAAACCGATGTTGTGATTTATATGCACAATCTTGGTGAGACTTTGGAAGATATAAAAAAGGTAACTGGGTTATCTCCTTCCAAAATTAAAGAAATTATTTCAAAACGAGGTGAGACTGTTGAGGAATCGGGAGTTAAGTTAGTGAAGGGTTCTGCTGAAGTTTTGCATGATAATAGGGGAACAAAGGAAGCACAGAAGAAATTAGACTCGACGAAATATGCAGACCCAGAGGTTGTTTTTGAAGAGTTGGAAAGTTATTTAGAGGTTTTGGTTCGTGGTTTCTCCACTGCTTTAATGATAACTGGTCAGGGTGGTATTGGTAAGTCTTTTACTGTGACTGAGACGATGGAAAAACTTGGTAAAAAAAGGAATGAAGATTATGTTGTGTTAAAAGGTCGTGTTACTCCTATTGGGTTATATAGTTTTTTATTTAAAAACTACGATAAAATTTGTGTTATTGATGATGCTGACTCTATTTTTGAAACTACTGATGGTTTAAACTTATTAAAAGGTGCGTTAGATTCTGGAAAAGATAGAGAGATTTCTTGGATGACTAAAGGTAAAAATATGGTTGATACTTTTGGAATGACTTCTCATGATGACATCGAGTTTGCCTTATCTGAGTATAATGCTATCACAAATAAAGAGGGAATTCCGAACTATTTCGTTTTTAGGGGTTCGGTTGTGTTTATTTCTAACTTAACTCGTAGTGATATAGAAAAGCGTGATTCTGCTTTATTGACGAGGTGTACCTTTGTTGATATAATCTTATCTGCTCGTGATGTGGTTAAGAGAATTAAAACCGTTTTACCTTTTATAAAAATATATGATGCAAAGGGTGTTAATTATGCCACTGAGGAAAATAAACAGATTGTTTTCGATTGGATTTCTTCAGATGAGTTTTTAGAAGATTCTCGGATGCGTGGAAAAGAAGTTAACTTTAGAATGTTTAATCAAATATATTCCTTTTATCATGCTGGTTTGAGTAATTGGAAAGAGTTAAGTTTTAGGGCAGGTGGATGATGAGTGACGAGACAATTAAAATAAAAACCACTATTAATGATAAATTAACTAAAAGCAAATTGAGTGATAAATTGAAAGCAAGGGTTAAATGTGGAGATATAGAACCAGCAGAATTGACTGAATATTTAGAGGACAATCAAACACTAAGTTCCTATACAGTGGTATTTGATTATTCTGGATATAACATCACTGAGCAAATATTCACAATAGAAGATATTTAATAAATTTGAATAATTTTTATCAATTTTCAAACATTATTTATTATATTTAATATAATAAGTTTTAGGTCGTACAATAAATTCAATCAAATAGGAGATAAAATGAAGGTATTGAGTACAAAAATATTATTAACTGATAAGAAAGAAGAAAAACGGGATGGTTTATTTATTCCTAGGTCTACAGGACAAAAGATTCTAACAGTGAGTCATGTTGGTACTGGTCACTGGAATCCTTATATTAGTGAGCGAGTTCCCTTACCTATTAAGGTTGGAGACCGTGTTGCAGTTGATATGGCGATGGTTCCAGAGGTAAAAGTTAAAGACAAAGATGGAAACATCACAAAATATTATATTACAATTGAACAGGATATTTTATATATTTTAGATAAAGACGAGGAGGTGCTTTAATGCGTTGTAATGATGATTCTATTATAGTTCGTCGTTTGTCTGGTTTGACTTCGGAGACTGGTTTAATAACTGCTGGTATGTTTTTTACTTATGCTTTATATGAAATCGTTGCAGTAGGTGATGGTCACTACCACAGGCAGTCTGGAAAAATTGAACCGATGGAAGTTAAGGTTGGGGATAGAGTTTTAATTTCTCCTAATATTTGTAAATTGATAGAAACTGCTTTCTGGGATGATGAAGAAGAAAAGGTTAAAGATATCAGTCTTATAAAATCTTCACAGCAGAAAAAATCTATCGATACTCTTGCCGATGCTCATAATATATCAAAATCTGGTAAATTTGAGTACCGTTTCATTGATGGTGTAAATCCTGAGAATCACTTATTTAAAGTACCTACGGCAGAGGAGTGTGTTTTTATATTTGAAGAGGGTGAAACAATTGTCTAAAAAAAATATTTTTATAATAAGTTTAACAGTAGTTTCTTTTATCTTATATACTATATTTTTAAGCATGCTTGGTGTTTTTGGAAAAGATATACAAATAAATGTTTTAATTTACACCATTATATTCTTAAAATATTTTTTAATATCTGCAGGATACGTCCTTGCGGTCTTCCTTCCTTATAGAATACATGGGGCGATGTCATTAAATAAAAAAAGAAAACTGAAGTTCAAAAAAGATATGGAGTTTGCTGAATTAGACAGAAAAACAAAAGAAATGGAAAGAAGAATTTTAGAAACCTATTATAAAGAAGAGGATATGTTATGAGTCAAGATATTGAATATGATGAGATTAATTCTCCCAAGCATTATAATTCACATGAGTCTGGAATTGAGGCAATTGAGATAACTCGATGGTTGATTGGTGGTTTGAGTAACATGTGGAAGTATGCCATGCGTTATGAGGACAAGGGAACTCCTAAGAAGGATTTGGGTAAATTGTGTTATTATGGTCGTGATTTTATTAAAAATTATAAACCAACACTTGATTCCTCCGTTCCTAAATTGGTAGTTCCTCATCGAGTTTTGAATTTAATGTCCTTGGTTATTAGAGAAGAACCAGTTGAGGAAATCAGGACAATTATGTCAGATATTAGAAAAATAAGTATGGGAGATTATGAGCATTTCGATAAAATGGGTGAGAATTTGGATAAAATTGAGGAATATTCCTTAACTTTTTCTAATTAATCGCTTGACGGGGTGTAAATTATTAACTATAATTATGTTGTGTGTGGAACACAAACAAAATCAAATAAAAAATAAAATTAAAAAGGAAACTATATTATGAATGGTAATCAATTAAACGATAATAGCTTTGGTATTGAAATTACTGATATCAATATCCACAAAATTGAAGACGGTATTAAAAATTGTGTGGGAATTGCACAAGTTGTATTAAACGAGTGTATTATGCTTACGGGGATTAAGTTGTATGATACTGGTGAAAAAAGATATGTTTTATACCCAAGAAACTTATCAAACAAAAAAGGTAGGAATTTTTTCTACCCTTTAAATAAAGAGGTTGGTGATTATCTTTCAAACTCTATCTGGGATGTGTACAGCAATTCTTAATTAATATAAAGTAAAACACCAAGTGGTAACATTTGGTGTTTAGCTTATTTTTGGAGATAAAACAATTTTGAATAAATTTATAAAAGGTAAGACTTACAAAGATTCAAACGGCGATATGTGGAAAGTGAGAGACATTAGTGGTGATAGTGCTACTATAATAAAAAATAAACTTATTAAAAAATCAAAAATAATCAAATACTGTGGAGTGGAAGCGATGTTTTTGGATTTTGGTAAGAATGTTTTGTTGTCTAATAAAATTAAACCTGTAGAAGACACTTGTATAGAAATAGAGGAAATATAATGTCAGACTTAGAGAATAACACTTTTTGGGTTGAAGGTGAGATAGAATCAGAAACTATTCTTCCAATAGTTAAAAATATGATGGAGTTATTAAATTTTGATAATCCAAACCAGTTGGGGTTATTAAAAACCACAAAAACAAAGAAACCTTTAAAGATATACATTTCCTCCGAGGGTGGTTGTGTGACTTCTGGGTTTATGTTGATAGATGTGATGAACAGAATGAAGTCCGAGGGATTTATTGTAAACACGATTGCTATGGGTGAGGTGGCGTCGATGGCGTCTGTTATATTAGCAAATGGTTCGAAGGGATATAGGTGGGCATTCCCTTCCTCTCAAATCATGATTCACGAGGTTTCTAATATTTTTGTTGGTGATACTTCTCTTAATATGAAGGGGATACTTTCTGAGGTTGAGAAACTGGAGGTGTTAAATAACTCACTTTTTGATTCTTTAGCAATTAATACTAATAAATCTTTAGAAATCATTCGTGAGGCATGTTCGTTTGATAATAAAATGAATGCTGAGGAGGCATTGAAGTTTGGTTTAATAGATAATATTGGAGTTTTGTGATGGATAATAATGAATATTCTTTTGAAAAAATAGTTAAAGCGTTAATTCGTGGTTACGATAGTCATTCGGAAGCGATTTCTAATTTGAATGAAAGTGCAGAAGATAAGGAATATAGAAAAAAACTTTTAGATAAAATAACTTCCAAGGAAAATCGAAACCGAGAATTGGAAGAGATTTTTGAAAAGATTCTGAAGGATGCTGGTGTTGATTTTTCTGGTGAATTAGAGGAAGAGTCTGAACCTAATCTTTCTGACTTGCTTTCTGGGAGTGATTATGGTTCCAATCCCTATGGTGAGTCTTATGATGATTATATGAACGAAGATTCTCCTAAAATCACAAAACGGAGTCTTAACTATGATAGTGATTCTTTTAAAGGATTTAGAGAAAAGATTGAAAATTTTATAAACAAAAATCAAGAGATTGTTTCTATGATTTTAGAAACTATTAAGGGTGATAAGGATTATTTGTTTATAGATTATTTTAATGAAGAGGAATTATATCATTCTCTTCCAAGTATGCGTTGGTCAAATCCTCACAAATTTTATGATATAGTTCGCTCGTATGAATTTTTTCTAAACACAATCCTGTCGATTACTGGTGATATTAAAGATGTTTTTATATTTTTCAATTTAGATAATTTCAATTTTGGTGGGTGATGTGTTTATTATAAATAGTTAAACAAGAGGAATAAAAATGGGCAATAGATTTAGAGATTTTTTACACAATAAAAATCGCAATGGTGACTTGAGAGAGTCCCGTGGCAATATTCAAGAAAGCAAGATGAGGAGAACTCCTGTTTCTAAAAACTCAGACATTAAAAAAGAAAGTGTTTCAAACAAGCGGAGAGTAGAAATGTTCGAAGATGACTATGATGAGATGGACTATGACGATGTGGGGTTTGAAGAAGAACTTCATGAGTCGAGTCGAGATATATATGAAGACACTGAACCAAAATTAAAGAAAAGGAATAACTCTATATTAAATGAAAGTGAGAATCTTATTGGGTTTTTACATGATAAGTTATATCAGGTTTTTTATAAATTTGGGATGACTGGTCTTGAGTATATTCAGGATATTATGGTTGAGACTATAAACGAGATGGGTAATTCTGGAAAGAAGGTGGTTGAGCGAACACAGCGTGTCAACGAACCTAAAGTAGTCAGAGAGGAGGTCAATTCCAAAAAGCGTTCTCGTGGTGATGTTAGGTATAGGACAAAACAAAAGCGTAGGGTTGTTGAAAGGGAAGAGCAAGAATTCAAACCTAAAGAAAATCGTCCTTTAACTTATGAGGAGAAATTGTTAAACCTTGCTTCTGGTGGTCTTCAGTTGATTGAAGAAGAGGAATCTAAATTCAAAACAAATAAAAACTTAGAAACTCCTAAAAATATTCGTCAAGAAGATGTTGAGGAAGATTCCTTTATAGACGATGAGGAATATGAAGAACATGATAAATTAGATCATGATAAGATATTTAATTATTCCGAAGAAACTCATGGTTTTGAACCACAGGATGGGTTTTTTGGTGGGATGGATATGAGTTCTATTGCGAGTGCCTTGGAAATGGTTGAGAAAGAATCGAAGGAGCAAACCAAGGAAAAATTAAAGTTAAAAGAAGGTAAGGAAAAAAAGGGTGGGGTAAAGTCTCCACCAAAGTCACCAAAACCAGACTTAAAACCATCTGGACAAAAAGTTAAAAAAGAGGAAGAAACAAAAAACGAGATAATTGATGAAGAAGAACAAGAAAAACAAAGTTAAAGAAGTGAAGGACATGGTAGTTGTGAACGGAGTTGTGATAGAAGCGTTCGCAAATGCCATGTTTGATGTTAAACTGGAAAACGATAATATATTAAAATGTAGAATATGTGGTCGTATTCGAATTAATAAAATACGAATAATTCCAGGTGATAAAGTTCAAGTTGGAATTTCTGTATATGATACAAACAATGGGATTATTTTATACAGATTAAAAGATTAAAAAGTTCTGGAGGTATATATGAATTATAAAGATGACAATAAAGACCAAGCTGGGTTGGAGACACTCAGAGAGGTATTACCGTCTTTTTATGAGCAATATATTTCCAGTACTATTTCTAGTGGTGTTGGTGATGTGAAAGAAACATTCTCTTCACTCAAAGATAATAAATTAATTCCTGATGAGATTAAAGATGGCATTATAGATGAGAATAAGGTTTGGGTATGGAAAGTAAAATAGATTTAGAAATTGATAATGCGATAAAATTATGGGAGCGATTGGACGAGTCTTTAAAGGATGAGAATAACTTACAGAGTTTAAAAAGGACAATGGCAAACACTAATGCTTTAATAGCTATGATGGAATCGAATGGTATGTTGTGTGAATCAAAACAAAAACTCAGCACACTTAAAACTATGAATAAAAGAATTTCAATGGGTTCTCATGATAGGACTGTGGATAATGTTTTGGTTTATATTTTTCTAAAGTCGTTGTCCACGGTTCCCAGTACCACATCAGCGTATAAATTGGGTTTAATTGATACTGAGGGTAGATTGATTAGGAATCCTGAGACTAAAGAAGAGGAAGATAGCATTTCTAACTTGGATTTACTGATGTTTAAAATAAGAAAATGGTTGAGTTCAAAAATGCAATATTTGTCCACAGTTAGTTGGTTAAGAGGTACTTCTAACAATTTAAGGGTTCAGAATTATTTTTCTAATGTTGATACAGTTTCGAGACAGTATATAGTACAAAGGGTAAATGCAGATTTGGAGCGTATTTTAAGTAATGGATAAAAATGAAGATTTAATTAATGTATATTTCATGACATCGAATAAAGAAATAAAACGATGTTGTTCAGTTAAGGTTTTAGTTACAAAAGTAACAGATGGTAAAGTTCATTATATACACAAAGACAAAGAATATATAATAGATGCAAAGACATTCTTCACTTCGAGTTGGCGGATTATGTAAATTAAATTTGTTATAAATACTTTAAAGGGTATTTGAGGAGTTGTGTATGGATGATTTGAAAAGGTTTAAAAAGGGTGGTTTCATTCGTTATGTAAAACGAAACAGTAATTTATTGGATGAGACTTTTGGGATTGGTGTTGGTGCTCCTCTTGGTCTTGACCAAGGTATCCCAAACGGTGGTGATGGTATTGCTGTAGTTCCTCAGAGATTTGGGGAGTTTAGAAAACTTAAAAGAAGAAGGAGAAAACTTAAAAATAAAAAGAAATCAAAAACAAAAAATGAGGCATTTGATATAACTTTTGAGGATTTTCTAGAAAGTGTGTCGGATGCTCTTTTTGATTCCACTCATTACTCCCAGAGGGAATTAAAAAACACAATTAAAAAATATATAAAATTAATAAAAGATGAATTTAACAGGACTAAAAACGCTTCCTCAGTTGTGAGTAAAATTTTGGTTTTGAAAAATGCGAGATAAAGAACTCATACAGACAAATTTAATTCAGGATGGTTATTTCTACTTTTTTGATTATATACCCAAGGAATATAAAAAGGGATATGATTTGAAACCTTTTGTTTTTTGTGTTTCTCCGTCTTTGACCAATTTGAATGTTATTCGTGCTATAAATTTACACCATCTGCCTTTTAATGAAAGGGTTAAATTTCTTCACAAATTAGACACTGTTTATAATTTTGGAGATTCTGATAAAAGAATTAAAACAAGCGAGGAAGCGTTAATAAAAATATATCCAGAGGTAAAACAGGCATTTAGGCATTATGATAGAAAAAGGATAACTAGATGTTATAGAGTGGTTTCTGATTCTGTTAATAGTTTTGCAGAGTTTAAAGGTGATACCTTAATGGCAAATTCCAAAGACATCGCAAATAATTTTATTTTAAATAAAAATAAAGATTAGGAGGTGTTCTTTGAATTACGAGTATGAATATTCAAAAATAATATTAAATGCTCAGATTAGAAAAGAAATAGAAAACTACGAAATACATCACATCATACCAATTAGTGAGGGTGGTCGTAATAATAAATTAAACAAAGTTAAGTTAACTTATAGAGAACACCACATTTGTCATCTTTTATTGATAAAAATGGGTTCTTGTAAAAGGTACTTTTTCTCAAATATAAGTTCAAGGGAATATTGTAAATTAAAAACTAGAGAAAAGTCCAATTTTAACCACTAAACGGTTGAAAATTGGGTGTGGTTTTTCTATATTTAATATAAAAGGAAATGGTAAGTGAGTAATTATACAGTTGAAAGTATAGATTTTTTGAAAGGTCTTGAGACTATTCGCATGCGTTCGGATATGTATATTGGTCAAACATCGGGTAGTCCAAGTAGCGGTTTATATAGATTGTGTCGCGAGGCGATTGATAATTCTTTAGATGAATATTTAGGTGGACACAATAACAAACTTTATATATTTTATAACTCAAAAACTTATGAGACTATTGTTGTGGATAATGGTCGTGGGATTCCAGTTGGGTGGCATCCCAAGGCAAAACAAGATTCTTTGACTTTGGTTTTCACTCAGTTACATGCTGGTGGAAAGTTTAACCATGATTCTTATAAAACTTCAAGTGGTAAAAATGGTATTGGTCAGAAAGCTATTTCTGCTCTATCTTCTCACCTTCAGGTTTGGTCAAACAATAGCAAAGGTAAAAAATGGTTTAGTCAGATATTTTCTGAGGGGAGAGTTAAGTCAGATGTTTTACAAAACAATCCACCAGATGAGTTGTTGAAATTAATACCAAAAACTGGTACTATTATAAAGTGGACACCTGATAAAAAAATATTTAAAGATTCGTTAAAATTGGATATAGAGAGATTAAAAAGAGAATTGGATGATATTCAATATTTATGTCCTAAATTAAAAATACACTTATTTGTTGATGATAATGAGGAGGTGTTTTATTCAGAATTAGGACTTGGGGAGTTGGTTTCTAAAAATCCTCTTCATGATATTATATTTGAGTTCTCGGATGAATTCACTGATGTTGCTTTAAACTTTACAAAACTCGAAGGTCATTCTTTAAAGTCGTTTGTGAACATCAGTCATACCAATTTGGGTGGAACTCACTTAAAAGGGTTGAGAAAGGGATTATTAAATGTTATTAAAAGTAAGTCAAAAATCAAACTAGCAAACGAGGATGTCCTTGAGGGTGTTTTTGGAGCGATTCATCACAAGATGGCAGAACCACAGTATCAAGGTCAAACAAAAAACGAATTAACAAACTCTGGGGTTGAAAATGAAATTATAAATAAATTGACTCCAGAGTTGGAGAAGTTCTTTAGGAAGAATAAAGACCTTCTTTCTCGGATTATTGAATACTCAGAAAAAATGGCATTACAGAGGGAGAAAATAAAAACTTCTAAAAATATATTAAGGGGTATAAATAAACTCTCAAATAAAGCAAACAGAATCAGTGATAAGTTTCTGGATGCTGATAGAAGAAAACACAAAAATAAAATGGATTTGGAAATGTTTATAGTTGAGGGTGATTCCGCTGGTGGTCACTTTAAACAGGCGAGGGAGTCTTTTCAAGGTGAGTTAAAAATTCGTGGAAAAATTATAAACTCAGCAAAAGCGAGTATAGAGGATTTATTTGGGAAGAATGGGAAGGGTGGAAACCGTGAGGTACAGGATTTGGTTTCTGCTCTTGGGTGTGGTATAGGTGACGAGTATGACGAGAAAAGATTAAGGTTTGGGAAGGTTGTTATATTGTCTGATGCTGATGTTGATGGACAGCACATTACAAATTTATGCTTAAGTTTCTTTATAAACTACATGCCTGACTTAATTAAAAATGGACATGTATATATAGTTGATGCACCTTTATTTATAGCTTCCTCTTCAAAAGAGAGAGTTTTTGGAATGACAAGAAATGAGGTTGAGGGTAAAATGAAAAAACTAAAAATTAAAGATTATACAATAACTAGATTAAAAGGATGGGGAGAAACTAATTCTGAGCAATTGTATGAATTGTGTTTAAACAAGAAAACCAGAAAATTAATTCAGATAAAATGGAATAATAAAACAGAAGAAATGTGTAGAAAGACTATGGGTGATGATGTTGAATTTAGAAAAGAATTATTAGGAATAGAATAAAAATCAAGGAGCAAAAATGACACCAGAAAAAATTAAACAGGTAGAAGAGGACTTCTATAAAAACTTAACAGATTCTTCGGGGAAGAAATTTCACAGAGTGTCTGTGGAGATTGTAACCTATCCGTATGGTCTTAGGGATATAAATATATTATCACCAGATGATGAATCTTATTTTTACAAAGAAACGACAGAAAAGAAAAACATCTGCTTACACTTTACTGTGGGGAATATAAAGAGCGATATCGCCACTTTAACAAAACCAAATTACCGTGTTTCTGTTCAGTATATTATTGATAGTTCTGGAAATATTTATAATTTATTCCCAGATAGACAATGGTCGTATCACTTGGGTGCTGGTGCTGTCGGTGGAAATGAGTTTATGAGTAAAAACACTATTGGGATAGAATTGTCAAATTATGGAATTTTGGTAAAATCAGGAAAAGACCTATTGGATGTTTATGGTTCAAAATATTGTACTTTGAAAGATGTGGATAAATATATAAAGGGGAGTTATAGAGGAAAAGACTATTACGCTTCTTTGTCAAAAGAGCAAGTTTTAGCATGCTCCGATTTGATTAAACACCTTTCTTATGTTCACAGTATTCCGATTAAGTTTAAAGAAAATTTAGATTCTGTTTTTAGTAGTAATACTGAGGCAAGAAACTTCAGTGGTATATATGTCCACTCGAGTGTAAGAAAAGATAAATTTGACTTTCCAGAGTTTGTTTTGTCCTCTTTAATTGAAGAGGTAACTAGAAATGAAAAACCGTTGGAAACAGCACCTACGGTTGTGGAATATAAAGTTGAGAAAAATATTGAAAAAACAGAATCTGAGGACAATGTAGACGAAGATATGGATACTTTAAGTGTTGAAAATATACTTCCTAAAAACGATATAAACATTACTCTTAGTTTGATAATTTATAATTTAATTGAAAAACTAAATGCTTGGTTATTTTATAGAAAATAAAAGAGGTTAAAAATAGTGAGTTTAATGAATTTTGTAGATTTTGAAACTTCTGGTAAGTTCATCGAAGCGGATAAACTATTAAAAACAAATATGTATGATTATGGTATAGATGTTGTTTCTGATAGAGCATTACCTGATTATAGAGATGGATTAAAACCAGCACAAAGAAGACTTTTCTGGACAGCGAATGACTTAAAAGCGAGATTCGATTGTAAGTCTGTTAAGTCTGCTAGGATAACAGGTGACTGCATGGGTAAATATCATCCACACGGTGATGCGTACGGTTCTCTGGTTTCACTTGCTACAAATGAATACCCTGTGATTTTGGGGCAAGGTAACTGGGGTTCTTTGACTGATGCTCCAGCGTCCTCTCGATACACTGAGTGTAAAATAAGTGAAATAGGAATGAGTCTTTTGGAGTGTAATGCTGTCACTGATTTTATTCCAAACTACACTGGGGAATTTTTAGAACCTATAGTTATCAATTCTCGTTTACCTTATTATTTTATCAATGAATGTAGTGGAATTGCTGTTGGGTTGAGTGTTAATATACCGCCACACAATTTAGGAGAAGTTGTTGATGCTTTAAAGGTGGTTGTTAAAAAGGGTGATAAAACAAAAGTTGACGATATTTTCAAATTTCTTAAAGCACCTGATTATAGACATGGCGGTTATATTTTGTCCACAGAGGATGAGATTAAGAAGGTTTATAAAAACGGCAATGGTACTATAAAATACTCGTGTGATTATACCTTAACTAAACAAAAGAAAAACTATCTTCTTACGGTCACTGGTTATTGTTTAGGTTTCAATCCAAACAATTTCATGAAACGAATGGATGCTTTAATAGACACTGGGGAAGTTATATATGTTAATGACTCCTCCACCAAAGATGAACCTTACAAACTTGAAGTGATGGTGAGGTCTAAAGAAGATTTTGAAAATGTTATTAAAAAACACTTAGAGAAGTCTGAGTCTTATAGGTATTATGCAGTTGAGCGAAGAAAGTCTGAGGTTGAAAATAAGGATATAGAGATAGAAATAATTTCCACCAATGTTATCGATTTAATGAATCGTTGGGTTGAGTGGAGGCGTGATGTTGAGACAAAAATGTGTTTAAAAGAGAAAGATGTTTTAATAGATAAGCGTTGGAAATTAGAAATGCGTTTGTTGTCCTCAAATTCCTTAAAAACTATTATAAAGTCTTTAGAGAGTGAAGATACTATTGGGTATTTATTAAACAATTTGAAAGGTTTAGAGAAGTTTAAAAATCCAAGAGAGTGTGCGAGGTTTATTTGTAACCAAAGAATTATTGAATTGAAAAAAACAGACCAAGAGAAGGTTAAAAAAGAAATTGATGTTTTGAATAAAGAAATAGACAAAATAGATAAAGATATTAAAAATATAGATTCTGTTGTTATAAGAGAATTGAATAAATTAAAAAGATTTTCAAATAAAAGAAAGGTTGGGATTTCATGGTAATAAACAAACTAGATAAAAAACACAATGCTTACAATTATGGTGAGAAAAACTGTATTATTCCTTTTGAGAAGATGTTTATAAACACCACTCCGAGAGATAATGAAAAGGGATATATATTTTACCACCATCCATGTTATTGTGAAAAACAGAAACCTATTGTGGAAAAATATGGAGTTGAATCTGAGAATCCGTTTGAACTTTTTTACAATAACAGTCCAAGAAAAGAATTCATGGATAAAATTGTTCAGGGAGATTATAGCTTATGCCATGGTTGTCCAAGGTTTAAAAATAGAAGTGATAAGTTTTTAAGGTATTTGGAGTATCAGTTTTTTGGAGAATTTGGATATAAAGTTCATTCCCAATTTAGAAAACGAGCGGTGGAGGATTATACTCCTTATTCTTTAAGTTTGAACTTGGATGATAGTTGTAATTTGAAATGTAAGACTTGCCGAGTTGAGAGGATAAAAAATAAGTATATAATTAATAATGAAGATATGACTAAATTAGTTGAAATGAGTAAACGGGTTAAAGTTTTAGAGTTGGGTGGTGATGGTGAGATATTTTTTGGTCGAAATTATTTAAACTTTTTGAGTCATGACCTTTCTGGAGGGGAGTTAAACGGTATTGTTTTATTTTCAAATGGAATCCTTTTCAATGAAAGAAACTGGAATAAAATTCATCCAAATAATAGAAAGTTAATTAGAGAGATAAAAATAAGCGTTGATTCACACACTGAGGATGTTTATAAAGTCATTCGAGGAAATCAGTGGGGAGTATTAAATAAAAATTTAATTTATATAAATAAACTAAAGAAAGATTATAATTTTGAATTGAGTTCTACATTCACAATTAGTAAGTTAAATATTTCGAATTTTGGGGGGTTTTATGACTGGGCAATAAAAAATGGATTTGATAAAATTGTTTATGCTTTTGGTCGTGAAATTTTTCATGAAACTGATGATTTAGAAAAGTCTGTCGGTTTTATTATAGAGGAGAAATATAGAGAAGAGATTACCCAGCACTTAGACGATTTAAAGAAATTAGACGATGATAGGGTTTTTATAGATATTTAATATGTGGGGGTTTGATATTCTTATGTTTAAAATCAAAGATGAATCCATTCCTAAAGAAAGGATTAAAAAACTTCTTGACCAGTTTGGGTTATTAAGTTACATCGAAGATGAGTATGATGGAACTATGGTTGATAAACCTTATAGAATTCACTTTGAAAAAACAAAGTATGAAAATAAATATGGAACTAAACTTATTCTTTATAAAGATAAAAAAGTTATTTTGGAGTCAATATTCTTCAATGAAAATATACTCATTCAATTTCTTTATAAATATACTAATATTATATTAAAGGACAAGGATTGATAGATGAGCAATTACACACAGGAAGGTTATGATGTTTCTTTACATGGTTTTAGAAAGGGTTCTATAGACGGTGCTGTTAATGACGGATACCCAAAAAACTTCTTTTTTGCTGACACCATTCGTTCTGTGACTATTGCTTTTGGTAGTTTCTTTAGTCGTCTTCATGTTATTAGGTTTAATTCTTTAAATGAACCTATAAAGACAATTCAGGTACCTATTAAGTACGCACCAAGAATGAAGGCATTTGATTATAGGGTTGAGGTTAAAGATGGCAAACCTTATTATATTACTCTTCCAAATATTACTTATAGATTAAGCGGAGTTTCTTTCGATACTACAAGGGCATCTGGTTTTAATGAAACAAGGACATTCTACCAGAAATATTTTGAGATGAATGGAATAACCACAAAGATGGCGGAACCATTTTGGCGAGATATTCATCCTCTTCCGTATAAATTCCAAATGGAGATGGAAGCGACAGTTGAGCACATGTCGGATGCGAATCAGATATTAGAGCAAGTTATGTCCAAATTCGAACCTTCGAGTCACATTAATATTCGTGAATTTTGGTTTGCTGATATAAGGCGTTCTTTGAAAATAACTTGTGAGAGTTCCTCTATTACTTATAACCAAGATTTTTCTGAAGATACTAAACGAGAAATAACAGTGAGTTTTCAATTTAATATAGAAGGTTTTATTTATAAACCTATAGAGCGTGGTGTTGTGATAGAAAAGATTATTACAAAATTATACACTGGGAAGGAGTTGGAATCAGTTAACACCAAATATGGAAACTACGATTTTAGTTTAACTGATAGATTTAATTATAGTGAAATATTTGGTACTAAGATAGATTATGCGTACAAATTAGACACAAATAGTTTAATACCTTCTTTTAATTCTGATACTGGAACTTACACAACGAGGTTTAAATATATACCTACAAAAGAAATAACCAATTACCCAGCTGGAAGCAAGCGTATTTATGTTATATTGACGGTTCTTGATTCAAATAAAGAGAAGTATAATTCTTTATTTGATGGTGAGGTGTTAAATAATGAGCGTTGTAAAGAGTTGTTTTATAATACTGAAGAAGATGGTGATTTAGAGTTTAGTTATGAAATTGAGTACAAAGAAGATATTGGTGATGGTGGGTTTATTTTGAAGGTTTATGAGGACTTGGGTGGTTATGGGGATAAAATAACAGATAACTGGGATTTTATTTACAAACACGAAGGGTTGGTTGGGATGATAACTGAGTCAAAATAAATTTCTTATAAATATATACAAAGGTTGATTTCAAATAGGAGATAAAAATGAGAATCAGAATAAACAAAATAAATATTACACAAGATGAATTTGAAGATTTGTTGAGTCGCTGGGTTTTTGATGATAATGGTGAAAAAACTGAAGACGATTTGATTAATTATTTGTCTTTTGTGTTTGCGATGAATGTGAAAAGTGTTGAAGAGCATTTTGGTGAAGTGATAGAAAATACTGTCAATTATGACGAAGATGGGTATATTGATTCTATTCACAGATTGTTCAAAAGTGGTGATATTGATGAACCAGAGAT